GCACAAAGCCATGGACTACATAGAACGCAAGTTATCTCCGCCTAATAATGTTTTTATCGATGTCGAGAAAACGGAAAAGGCCATTGAACTGATTGAGCGGTATTTTGAAATGAAATTGCTCCCTTGGGAGCTTTTCGTTTTGGCCTTAGTGCATTGCTATTACCCCGAAAATGACACGGTGGTTTTTGATGAGTTCTTTATCATGATGGGGCGCGGCAACGGCAAAAACGGCTTTATTTCAGGGTTGGCTTGGTATCTCACTACGCACTACCATGGCGTTGCCAGGTATAACGTGGATATTATCGCCAACAGCGAAGATCAGGCAAAGACATCATTTGATGATATCTATGAAATGCTTGAGCGTACATGGGAGAAGTCGAAGCGCTTTTTCTACAAGTCAAAAGAGCTAATTCGTAACCTCAAAACAAAGAGTTATATCCGGTTTAATACCTCGAATGCTCGCACTAAAGATGGTAAGCGCTCAGCCTGCCTAATCTTCGACGAGGAACACGAATACGAAAACTCTAAAACAATCGGCGTTTTTCAGTCCGGCTTCGGCAAAAGAAAGCACAGCCGTATTTTTAAGATTACTACGAACGGCTATGTGCGGGAAGGGGTTCTTGATGATGATTTAAGACTTGCCGCCGATGTTCTTAATGGTACAATCACCAACATAGGGCTGTGTCCTCTTATCTACAAAATGGACAGTGACGATGAATGTGACAACCCTGATTTATGGGAAAAGGCGAATCCGTCGCTACCGTATTTTCCCGAGCTACGCAAGGAGATAGAAAAAGAGTTCGTCGAGAAGGATTATAAGCTTCAAGTCAAGCTTGACTTTTATACCAAGCGGATGAATCTCCCGCGAAGCGGTGAAGAAACCCCCGTTACAGAATGGGACAATATTGCAGCAACAAATAAGCAGTTGCCAGACCTTACAGGATGGGAATGTACGGTTGGTATTGACTATGCTTCACTCAGAGACTGGGCGGCGGTTAATTTTCATTTCAAAAAAGGCGAGCAGCGATATGATTTCGGGCGTTATTGGGTTTGTACCCAAAACCCTGATTTATTCAGAGTAAAAGCGCCTTGGCGAGAATGGGAGGACTGTGTTGAGGTAGATGACGTGGAAATCAATCCAAAGCTGTTGACGGATTATATATCCGAGATGGGACGGAAATATAGTATAAAGAAAATTGCACTGGATAATTTCCGATATGCACTTGTGAAGAACTATTTAGATCAAATAGGCTTCACACCGGGAAAAAAGAATCTTTATTTAGTCCGTCCATCCGACAACATGAAAATACAACCTGTTATTGACAGCTGCTTTAATAAGCAGCTTTTTTGTTGGGGTGATAACCCGGCACTACGGTGGGCCACCAACAATACAAAGCTTGTCCGCTCTGGAAAAAAAGAAGGAACAGACACGGGCAATTTTTATTACGCAAAAATAGAAGCAAAATCCCGTAAGACCGACCCGTTTATGGCACTTGTTCATTCGATGGTTATTGAGGACGAGCTATTAATTGCAGAAAGCCAATTTGATGATTTGCCGGTGATCATCGGCTAGGAGGTGAGTAATTGAGTTTTTTATCGTGGCTGATAACAAAGTTGGGCGGCTCGACGTCGCTTTCTGAAACCGATGTTAGGGTATACGCAGACGAGTACGCTCTTTTGGCAGGAGATATATATATTCGCGAAATGGCTTTCATGGGTGCTGCTAATCTTGTATCTAAGGCTGTATCGAAATGTGAGTTTAAAACCTACGTCAACGGCAGAGAAAAGAAAGGCAACGAATGGTATCTCTGGAATGTTGAGCCGAACCAAAACCAAAATTCTAGCGAGTTTATACAGCAATTAATATTTCAGCTCCTTCGTAATCCAAAAAAAGGAGCTCTTGTCATTGAACAGGGTGGGCGATTATATGTCGCAGACGATTTCAGCAAAACCCCGTATGCTCTGTATGAAGATATTTTTACGCAGGTAACAGTCAAAGACTTTACATTTAGCCGATCATTCGTGCAAAGCGAAGTCCTCTATTTTAAGCTCTGCGACAGCGATATCAAGCATGTATTAGACGGGTTATATGATAGCTATTCCAAACTGATCACGTATAGCATGAACGCCTATCAACGCTCTAAGGGCACTAAAGTCAAATTTAAGTATGACACACTTCCCGCAGCGGGAACAGAACAACGGCAGGCATTTGATGCGCTAGTAAACGAGAAAATAGGGAAGTGGCTTAATTCCGATAATGCCGCCTTACCTCTTGGTAAAGGTCAGGATGTTGAGGAAATGACACAAAAAACCTATTCGTCTGATAGCACCCGCGATATTCGAGCGCTGATAGAAGACATTAGCGACTTTACAGCAAAAGCGTTCGGTATTCCTCCGGTACTACTTCGCGGAGAGGTACAGGGAACATCTGACGCGGTAGACCAGTTCTTGACGTTTTGTATTGACCCCTTAACTGACATGCTTGCAGAGGAAATTAACAGGAAGCGTAATGGAAGGACGGCGTATCTCTCCGGCACATACCTCAGGATCGACACCAAACAGATTAAACACGTTGACATGATGTCGGTTGCGACAGCGATAGACAAACTCATTGGCTCTGGAGCATTTTGCGTCAACGATATTCGCATCGCCTGTAACGAGTCGCCAATAGATGAGCCGTGGGCGTGGGAGCACTACATCACAAAAAACTATGAGCCGTTTAAGGACGCACTAAACGGCATAACTACAGGAGGTGAAACATGAAACCAGAAGTTTTGAAATTCGATTTTAAGCAGCAGCTTGAGAAGCCGGATACTCTTGACCTGTACATTTACAGCGAGGTCGCCCCGGACGGATACGACTGGTGGAACGATGAAGTAATCCAAAGCGAGACATCAGCGAACTTCTTCCGTGAGAAACTATTGGAATATCCCAATGTCAAGTACATTAATCTCTACATAAACAGTGTTGGCGGCTCTGTTATTGAGGGGTACGGGATATATGCGCAGCTCAAGCGCCACGGGGCGTATAAAACGGTCTATGTGGATGGCTTTGCGAACTCTATCGCATCGATCATCGCCATGGTCGGAGACAAGATTGTGATGTACCAGAACTCTGTTATGGGTATCCACAACATGATGGACTGGTGCTTTGGTAATGCATTTGAGCATAGACAGTGTGCCGAAAATCTCGACAGTATGATGGAAGGAAATCGGCAGATATACCTTACACGTTCTAACGGCAAAATTACGCTTGAAGAACTGACAGAATTGCTTGATGCTGAAACTATCCTGACGGCACAGGAATGCATGGAATATGGATTCTGTGACGAGATCGCGGATAAAGCTGCTGACCCCGAGCAGATGACACAGGCCATGCAACGTGTTAACGCTAATATGGCGCAGCAAATTAAATATTTTCGTAGCCTTAAGCAGTCGCTAGGGGAGGCTATAACGGCATTCAAAGCGACACCCGGAGCCGACCCCCAGCCGCCGGAACCGGCCCCCAAAGATCCCCCCGCGGAAAACAAAACCCTAAAATTTTTTAGTGCCTTTGCAGGCAGAAAGGAATGATTAAATGAAAAACCTTGATCTTATTAAGCAGAAGAAAACAGAGATTCTTCAAAAAATGACCGCAGCAATCAAAGAGGACAACGCCGACAATTTTTCCTTAGCTTTCGAAGAGCTGATGGAAACCGTTCAGGAAGCAGTCATGGATGAAGCTAAGGGACTCGTCGAGTCCAATGACCAGACTGTTCTTGCAGCTCGTGGCGTGCGTTCATTGACCAGCGACGAAAAGCGGTTCTATCAGCAGTTTATTGAAGCGTCCAAGTCCAGCAATCCTAAGCAGGCTCTTTCCAACACCGATATCGTTATGCCAAAGACGATTATTGATTCTGTGATGGAAGATATTTCGACAGCGCACCCCATTCTTGACGCGATCACTTTCCAGAACACCGGTGCTCTGACGGAGATCTACATTTCCACCACTTCCGGTGCAGCGGTATGGGGAGAACTTACCGCAGCCATTGCCGGTGAGCTTGCGGCATCCTTCGCAAAGATCGACCTCTCCAAAAAGAAAATGACTGCGTTCATCCTCGTTGCAAAATCCATGCTCGATCTTGGTCCCGAGTGGATTGATCGCTATGTCCGCGCTCTGCTTGTTGAAGCTAATGCAGCAGGGCTCGAAGAAGCCGTTGTGGATGGCGACGGTGATAATACTATGATCGGCATGACTCGCAAACTAACCGGTGCAGTAGATGGCGTATACCCCCGTAAGACCGCGACTGCGATTACTTCCCTTGATGCCCCTACCTACGGGACCATACTCAACACGCTGTCTCAGGGCCCGAACGGTAAACGCAGAGCAATCAGCGACGTAATTATGGTCGTGAATCCCGCGGACTACTTTACAAAGGTCTTGCCTGCAGCCACCGTTCGTACGGCCGATGGCGGATTCAATACCAACGTTTTTCCGTTCCCCACTACTGTATACCAGTCCGCAGCAATGCCTCAGGGATACGCCGTCTTCGGTATTCCTAAACGTTATTTTGCCGGGCTCAGCACGATAGGGCGTGGCGGCCGTATCGAATACGATGATTCCGTGAAGTTTATGGAGGACCAGCGCGCATATCTCGTCCGCCTTTATGGTGACGGCCGTGCACTTGATGACAACGCTTTCATCCTGTGTGATATTTCCGGGCTTACTCCGTATCTCCAGAAGGTTCTTGTTGTCAATGACGACTTTGACGTTAACGCAAAAATCCTCGACCAGCCGATAAGCGTTGACGCGAACGATGCCCGCCTGTCCAGTCTGAAGATTGGTGGCAAGTCCCTCTCTCCCGCGTTTAACAAGTCCGTCTTTGTCTACACCTGCGCGACCACAGACGCAACTAACGCCATTAGCGCGGTCGCTATGGACGGTGAGGCGACAATTGCCATCAAGAACGGCGAGACCGCTGTCGAGAACGGCGCGGCCGCAACATGGGTTGCCGGTGAGAACATCGTGACCATTGATGTTGCGATTGGCGGTGAAACCGAAACCTACACCGTAACCGTAACTAAGTCTTAAGGAGGAACGACGGATGGCACTACCTGAAGGACTGCTAGAGGCCGTCCGAAATTATCTCGACATAACGTGGGATGACCCGGCGGGCGATACAAAACTCGCCGGGATTATCTCCCGCGGCATGAAATATATCGACTCTGTTGCTGGGGAGACTTGTGATTTTACGGTCGAGGATAAGCCGCGCGAATTGCTGTTTGACTACTGCCGCTATGTCCGAAGCAACGCCCTTGACGAATTTCAAGCGAACTATCTTCCTGAACTCTTAACCCTCCAAAATCAAAAGGAGGTTGAAAGATATGTTAAAGAAAACGCTGAACTTTAACGATGGCGTTGTAAAAATCTACAGCGTTGAGAACGTTTCCGAGCCGGGGTGTATGCCAACGGAAAAGATTGTCCTCAAGTCAACATTGAGGTATCACGAACGCACAGTCGGACTGGCCCGAAAAGACTATGGCAGGCAGGACGGCGCAGAGATTAAATATGTTCTGCGCTGTCCCTGTCAACGCAAAGTGTCCTCGCTTGATGTGGCTATCCCTAATGACGGAAAGCAATATCGTGTCTGGAACGTGCAATATCCAGAGGACGTCGAGCCGCCTGTTATGGATATTACATTGCAAGAGTTGACTGCAACTTATGACATTTGGGAGGGCTGATTATGAATTTTGACATCGTAAAAAACGCCCTTCTGACAGTCACGGATAAGGTGTATCACTATAGGGCCTATAACGCAACGGACAAGTATATCGTATGGGCAGAGGACGGACAAGCCACCGCGCTATGGGCTGAAAACAAAATGCAAAATCAGGTAATCGAGGGGACAATTGACTATTTCACGAAGTCGGAGAACGACCCAGCGCCCGAACAGATACAAAACGCACTAAATAACAGCGGCATCTCTTGGCGATTGAACTCGATACAGTACGAGGACAACACGAAACTGATTCACTATGAATGGGTGTGGCAAATATGGCTCGAATGACTTTTAAGGCCGGTGATGAGTATGCGCTGAAGTTGTCTCGGCTCGCAACAAACTCTGACGAGATAGCAAAAAAGGCTATCTACGGCGCGGCTAAAATAGTTGCTGATCAGATCAAATCCAATTTGCACGGAGTTCTTTCGTCTGAGGCGACCGGAGAGCTTGCTGCATCGTTTGGTATTGCTAGTATTAAGACGGATTTGAACGACAACTGGAATACAAAGATTGGCTTTGATGGCTATGACAGCGAGGGCGTACCCAACCAACTCAAAGCAAGAGCATTAGAAAGCGGGACAAGCACACAGCCAAAACGTCCGTTTGTTCGACCCGCTGTAAACGCAACAAAGGCCCGCGCAAAAGCGGAGATGGAAAAAGTAATTGACGAAGAAGTCAAGAAAACTATGGGAGGTTAACACATGGCGATAAAAGGACTGTCAAAGCCGTATTTCGCTAAATACAATTTTGATGGCAATACGGCTACATACACCGACGGTGGCGTGTTCGGTAAAGCCATTGAGTGGGGCGTAAAAGTCAATAAATCAGACGACAACCACCTCTATGCCGACAACGGCATAGCCGAGACCGACAAGGGAATGTTTTTGGATGGCGAACTGTCTGTTACTACAAGCGGGATCACTCCTGCAACAAGTAGGTTTATCCTTGGTATCAAAACAAAAACTGTTACTGTAAATGGTAAGCAGACAACGGTAAGTGTCTATGACGAGGATATGGAGTCTCCCGACTTGGGCTTCGGCATTATCGAGTGGCACCAGAACAACAATATGGATAAGTACCGCGCCGTTATTCTGCTAAGAGTGTTTTTCAGCATTCCCGAAGATGCAGCTACCACAAAAGGCGAAAGCGTCGAGTGGAACACGCCGTCGATCACCGCAACAATTATGCGTAGCGAAGTCAGTTCTCCCAATGGTATAAAGCCGTGGAAAGAGGAAGCGTGGTTTGATACCGAGGCAGACGCAGAGGCATACATCAAAGAGGCGCTCGGCATAGTCGCAAAAGCAGCCAGCGTAACACCTAGCATTGCTAGCGGCACATACACCACTGCCCAGAACGTCGCACTGTCCACCACAGAGACGAGCGGAACAATTTATTATACCGATAATGGCACTATGCCGAGTGCTACCAACGGCACGAAATACACCGCACCGATAGCTCTTTCAAAACCGTCTAACACTTGCATTAAAGCGGTATGCGTTGCGGCTGGCAAGACTAACTCCGATATTCTTGAGCTTTACATCGAGGTGACGGCATGAACAGACTAAGCGAAATAAATATAGCGGGTACAACATACCCGCTTAATTTTTCGGTCAAGGCCGCAAAAGAAATCTCGGAGCGCTACGGCGGTCTTGAAAATGTCGATAAAGCGTTTACCGGAAAGTCCGTTGATGAGATGATGAACGAGGTTATATGGCTTTTGTCCGTCCTCATTGGCCAAGGCGTAGCCTATAAACGCATTGTCGAAGGTGAGGAAATCAAAAGCATTACTACTGATGAATTGGAAATCGTACTCGGAGTTGCTGATCTGTCAGACCTTAAAGACCAGATAATGGGCGCCATGCTTAACGGTATGGACAGAGAGGTTGAGGTAGACGCAAAAAACTCAGAGACCACGCAGGACAAGTAAGTTTTGCGTGGTTTTACTTTTATGGCCGCTTTCTCAACATCCCCCGGGCCGAAATAGACTGCATGCCAATGGGCGAAATGTCAGACATGATAGCCTGCTATCAAATAACGCAGGGTGCGGAAATGGAGCAAGAAACTGAGAGCATGATACCAGATATTTTGTAGGAGGTGACAGCATGGGATATGACATTGGCCCAAAGATTGGAATTGAGGGCGAAAAGGAATTTAAGAATGCCCTCAAACAAGTAAATACCAGTCTGAAAACTCTCGGTACAGAGATGAAAGCGGTCACGTCCGCTTATGACAAGGGCGATAAGTCTGTTAATGCTCTGACGTCTCAGAATCAAGTATTAAATAAGCAGATTGATGAGCAGAAATCTAAGCTCGACCTGTTGAAGTCAAAGCTTGCCGAGAGCGCTGACAAATACGGTGAAAACGATGCTAAGACACAAAAATGGCAACAGGCAGTCAACCTAGCCACCGCCGACCTTAACAAGATGGAGCGGCAACTTGACGACAACAACAAGGAGCTGGAAGAAGCCGCGAAGGAAAGCGACAAAGCCGGAGACGAGGTAGAAAAGGCTGGAAAGCAGGCCAAACAATCCGGTGACGACGCGGAAAGCGGCGGTAATGGTTGGAGCAAACTTAAGGACGGTCTCGGCAAAGTCGGCGAGATCGCAGGAAAAGCTATGCTCGCCATGGGTGCAGCTGCGGTTGCGGCAGGCGGCGCCTTAGTTGCAGCTTCTGTCTCCGGTGCAGCTTACGCTGACGACATCATGACGTTGTCAGATGTAACCGGCATCGCTACGGACGATTTGCAAAAATTTAGATATATGTCAGAGCTTGTAGATGTATCTGAAGAAACGCTCCACAAGTCAATGGCTAAAAACATCAAGTCGATGGCTTCTGCCGCTGATGGCTCAAAAACCACCGCCAATGCATATGCCAAGCTGGGCGTGTCTGTTAAAAACGCCGACGGATCTCTCCGTAATGGTCAGGATGTCTATTGGGAAACCATAGACGCACTCGGGAAGGTAGAAAACGAGACTGAACGCGACGCTATCGCTATGCAACTGCTCGGAAAATCTGCGCAGGAGCTTAACCCCTTGATTAAGGCTGGCTCTGAAACAATGAAGCAGTATGGCGATGATGCCGAGGCAGCGGGGTATGTACTGTCGGAAAAAACATTAGAGGCGTTTGGAGCATTTGATGACCAACTACAGCTTTTGAAAGTAAATTCCGAGGGCGCTAAAAATGCCCTCGGTACTATTTTGCTCCCGGCATTAACCCAGCTTGCAACAGATGGTAATGAGTTGCTTACACAGTTTACAAGCGGTCTAAACGCAGCCAATGGCGACATGGGAAAAATCGGCGACGTTATCGGCTCCACGCTGTCCTCCTTAGTTAACAAGATTATAGAGAGACTGCCGCAGATGGTCGAGGCGGGTATGAGCATTATTGGAGCTCTCGGACGGGGCTTGATAGATAACCTGCCCGCAATCATAGACGCAGCTGTGCAGATTCTTAAAATGCTGGAAATGGGGATTATCGACAATCTGCCTATGGTTATAAGCGCCGCGATGGAAATTATATCTACTCTGGTTATCGGGATAGCGCAATTGCTTCCCGAGCTTATTCCCGCCGCTGTTGAAATGGTACTCGAAATAGTCGAGACTTTAATCGATAACGTGGACATGCTTATTGACGCGGCAATTGAGATAATTATAGCCCTAGCTAACGGTCTCATACAGAGCCTGCCGACTCTGATTGAAAAAGCTCCTGTCATCGTCGCGAAACTCGTCGCGGCAATCATCGAGAACGCCCCGAAACTTATAGCGGCGGCACTGGAGCTTATTATAACACTAGCTAAAGGTCTTATTTCGAACATTGGTCAGTTGATATCTTCGGCGGGTGAAGTAGTGTCACAGGTATTAGGTGCGCTAAAGGACGGCTTCAGAGGCGCCCTTGACGTTGGAAAAGGAATTGTTGACGGTATCTGGAATGGTATCAAATCCGGCTGGGAGTGGCTGACAAATAGTGTTAAAAACTTAGCGACTAGTCTTTTAGATGGAGTTAAGGGTGCCCTCGGCATACACTCCCCATCAAAACTCTTTAGAGATGAGGTCGGAGCTATGATGGCTGAGGGCATTGGAGTTGGCTTTGCTAGTCAGATGGAAAAGGTTAAAAAACAAATAAATGAAAGCATACCGACGAGCTTTGGGCCGACAGAACTTGATATGCCGAGCAATAAAAACCGAGCGATGAAGCCGATGCAAAAGCAGGGTCAGGTTAACCAGACCGTTATAATAAACTCTCCCACTCCGCTTACGCCGTCACAGATAGCGCGAGAAAGTAAAAATGCGATAAGGAGGCTGGCCTGGGCATGAAACTGAACGAGAGATTGACTTATATATCAGACGATACCCAGATAACCTTTGCGACGAACAAACGAATATCATCGTTTTGGTGGAGCGGCGCAGACGGCTTAGATGGTTTAGACAATAACCTTTTTACAATTAAAGGAGCCGGTCAAGATGGAGAAACACTAACAGGCCAAAACCTGCAGGCCAGAACCATAACAGTTGAAGGGCAAATCTATAAAGATGCCAGCGCACGGCAGCGATTGATCCATGCAATTAACCCGAAAAACAAGGGAAGGCTGGTATATTCCAATGACAATATAACGAGGTGGATACCGTGCGCAATCAGCAAAGCCCCAGCTATAGCAAGGGACGGCAGGTTCCCTAATTTTCAAGTGGAATTCTACTGTCCCTACCCCTTTTGGCGCGAGGGGAGCGGCGATAAGCAAAGCGTTACAGACATAGCGTTGTGGATTCCGGCGTTTTCCTTTGAGTTTGAAATCCCTGAAGATGGCTTCGAATTCGGGTATCGCTCGCCATCCCTCATTGTGAATGTGGCTAACAATGGCGACGTTGAGGCGGGAATACTGGTTGAATTTAGGGCGCTCGGAAGCACAGCAAATCCCTCTCTAATCAATATAAACACGCAAGAAAAACTATCTTTAACCCGCTATATGCAGGCGGGTGACATTATTCGTGTGAGCACGGTATATGGAGGTAAAAAAGCAGAATTAACACGGGGCGGAGTAACAACGAATATTTTTAATACCGTTGACGCCGACTCAACATGGCTACAGTTAGCTGTTGGTGATAACCTTCTGCGTTACGATGCTACGGAAATAGACAATATCGAGGTATCGATATATTACGATGCCACGTATTTAGGGGTGTAAAAATGTTTACGATTTACGCACCAGACTTAACCCCACTTGGATTGATAGAAAACTATAGATCAATGCAATGGACAAGAAGATATTCTAAGGCCGGGCAGTTTGAGCTACACCTGCCGATGAACAATCTGCTTGTACCAGAGAACATTGTCAGGAATGGCAACGAAGCAGCAGTTATCGAAAGTGTCACTATCACCAGTACAATGGAAGGCGGCATAATGGCGGCGGTCAGAGGACGGTTTTTGACATCTTATCTTGACCGCCGCATCATATGGGGTCTCATGGCAATGAGCGACACAGCCGAAAACATAATGCGGTCAATAGTGACGAACAACCTCAGGGGGTTACCGCTGACAGTGGCCGAGCCTTTGGGCTATACAGGTACTATAGATTATCAAAACTCCTATGGTAATGTGTTGGCTGAAATTGCGGCAATTGCGGAAATGTCCGAATTAGGCATCGCTGTTGGATTCGATAGAGTGTTCAGGGTTTACAAAGGACTTGATCGTACGGCATCACAGTCTTCCAATCCTAGAGCGGTTTTCTCGCGCAATTTTGAAAATGTACTAGGGAGCGAATATGCGGTTGAAATGCTGAACCATAAAAACGTTGTCTTGGTTGGGGGACAAGGAGAAGGTGTTGACAGAATGCTTATTACCGTAGGGAATGAAACCGGACTTAACCGCCGGGAAACTTTTGTTGATGCTCGTGACATTGGCAACGGCACTGCAGAAGAGCCTATAAGCGTTGCGACGCAGCATGCTATGCTTGCTGTACGTGGGCAACAGACACTTGCCGAACTAAAGGTATCAGAATCTTTTACTGCAGATGTTGACCCAAACGGAAACCTTAAATACAGGGCCGATTACGATTTGGGTGACATTGTAACGGTTATTGATATGGGCCTAAGAACTGATGCTAGAATCACAGAAATAAAAGAAGTCTATGAAAACGGCGGCATGAGGCTTGAACTGACCTTAGGATATGAGAGGGTGATAAAATTTGGCTGAAAAAAGTACGTTTTTTAATTCCGTTTCTGGAGACAGAAGGTATAAAGCGGAAGATATGGCTGCACACTTCGCGAAAGTCTTAACGAATGGTGTAATGCCAGCGGGGACACAACTGCGAGTAACTGAAAGCAGTGGTATGAATATTGTCGTTTCCGCCGGATCAGCTTGGATAAATGGATATGCATATCATAATGACAGTGAATTCACACTACCAATTGACCCTGCTGACGGTGTCTTAAACCGCATAGATAGGGTTGTAGTACGATGGGGAAGGCTGGCGCGGTCTATCAACCTAACTATAATAAAGGGCATTCCGGGATCAAGCGCCGTAGCTCCCGAAATTGTAAGGAGCGCCGACTACTACGACATAAGTCTTGCGACAATCAGCGTGAGCGCGGGCGTGACAGCAATATCACAGGCATTGATAACCGACACCCGCATGGATAGTGTAGTCTGCGGCTTTGTTAGTAGTTTAATACAACCAGATACTTCGGGGTGGTTTGCCCAGTTTGAGGCTGTGTTTAATAGCCTCATCTCTGGTAAACAGTCTGATTGGGAAGCGTGGTTTACTACTGCAAAGAATACGTTTAGTACATCCATGTCTGATAACCAATCTACTTTTAATGCGACTATGTCAGAAAACCAGTCTGATTGGGATACTTGGTTTGCAACGATAAAGGATGCGTTAGACGGTGACACAGCAGGAAATTTACTTAATCTTATTAACACAAAAGCAGCAAAGGGTGAAAACTCTGACATTACATCACTTTCTGCGTTGATAACTGCTTTAAGCGTATCCCAAGGCGGTACAGGTGCAAGCACAGCGGCGGCAGCGCGGACAAATCTTGATGCAGCGCAGCCTTATCATGGTACTGTCACACTCGCTGTAGCAAGCTGGAGCGGCTCTGCCGCGCCCTATACTTACACGTTATCTATAACAGGGATGACAGCTGACGATAACCCCTACATAAACGTTGTACACTCCTCAGATGAGGCGGCAAATGATACTTTAGACGAGGCGTGGGCAAAAGCAAAAATCCGCGCATACACGACGGCGGGAGCAATCAACATCGTTGCCCGTGGGGATAAGCCAGCGGTTAATATACCGATATTTTGGAGGGGGTCTAGGTAATGGGAGAGGTTTTAGTACCGATTGCGGGCGGCTGGGCCGGATTAAAGGCAGTTAAAGGGAGCTTTTTTGGTGATGGTCTTGCTGAAAAAACAATAAATGTTCCTGAAATCACTACAGCCCGTTATTTTATGTTGCATTACAATGTAAATGGAGTAAGTGAAGCAGGGACTATTAGCATAACGTTTTCCTTTAATAATAACTATGGCTATATAACAATAAATAGTAACTCTTATATAAACGCAAAGGAGCTAAGCACTAGCTTGAATGCGGGCTGTCGCCCGACTTTTAGCAATGGAGTTCTGGTGGTTAAGGCGTGGGGCGAATACTCCCCATTTGCGTCAGGTATATTATATGAATGGGCACTTATCGGAGATTAAGGAG